ATTTTTTAGACGAACTTGTAAATCCGTCTTTTTCCCATTTTACACCTTTTTCTCCTAGTTTGTCAACTATTGAATTTTCAATAGCTTCAGCACTATCCTCACACGCTACTGTAAAACGCGCATGATATCCATATGCTCTTATATTAACTAGAAAATTTTTCATGATTGCTCTCCTTATACCACAAAAAAAAGGGGCCCGAAAGCCCCTTTTTAAATATTAGTTTTAACGATTATACAGCGTTAGAACCAAAGATACCTCTAGGGTCAGAGAATCCGAATACGTATCTCTCTCTAGCTTTGTATCTTACGTTTCCTGTGTCAAAGTCACCTTCCATTGAAGTTTTGATAGGTGCTCTAACAAAGTGTTTAAGACCATTAGGTACATCTGTTTTAAGAAACCATTTTTTGTTAGATGTTAAGTAGTGGTTCACTGTGTATCCTTGAGGAACCATTCCCATATTTCTAACAGCATTGATATCGTTATCAGCTGTGCCAACTCTGCCTGCAGAATTCATAAGTCTGTCAGCAGTAAATTGAAGCGCAGAAGGAATAATTAATTTAGTTCCTTGTGCCGCAATTTTTAGGCCTCTTTCATCAGTAAACGCAGCGACGTCGATTAACGCCTGTTCTAATGATGTTTCGTTTAAGTCAGAAGCGACTGCTAATTCATTTGAAAACGTACCAGCTAGTGTTGGGTGAACAGTTGAACATAATTCAACTCCATCGCCACCAGCAAAGTTCGCATCAAACGCATTATTTAATACCGCTGCTGCTTTTACTTGCTTCGTGTTTGCCATAGATCTTGCTAACGCTTTTGTATATCTAGACGCAAGTCTGTCATACAAGTTATCTTCGATAGCTTCTTCTGTGATTGCAAACGCTAACGCAATTGTTTCGTTTGTGTAACGAGCTGTGTAAGTCTCTTGCGCATCATCGAATGTTACGCCTTGACCTTCAGGTTTTACAGCTGCATTCGCAAAACCACTTAACATTACTTCCTCTTCGAAAGCTCTGTCAGATGTTTCTGTGTCGAATATTTCTGCATGCTCGTTAGCATAGTTTTTATACTCTAGTCCGAATAGTGCATTCAGACCAGGCTCTAGTTCTTTAACTAGTTGTGCTCTTGATATTGCCATAGTTTTATACTCCTATTCTCTATTAGTTATCGCCATTATACAAGTTTGAAGCGCCAGAAATAACTACGATTTGGTTTGATCCAACCGCTGTGTTATCTTTGTTTTCTGGGTCGTTAGCTGATCTTACTAATTTGAACATTTTAGTAGAAGCTGCCCCGCCTCCGATGTCTAAAGTTACAGTCGATTGACCGTCTTTAGCATCACTTGCTGTAAAGCTGTTAGTGTTATAGCCAGCATCGCCGTACATAGCTTGAGTAACTGCCGCATCCGCTTTGATTACGTATTCTTGAAACGGATTGTCATTTACAAAACCTAGACCGTCGTTGCTGCCCGTATTATAGTCAGTTCCAAATGTTGTGCTTGCTGCTACTGAATTTGCGAACGTTGGTTTTTTCGTTGTACTGTTTACGAAGAAACAGCCGTTGAAAGAACCAATTAGAGGAGCGTGATTATCGTTTGCATACGTTGCTCCACCATTTCCACCATCGTCAGTAGTTGCGAAACTTGCATCTTGTAAATAACCTTGGTCACCACTTCCATCTTGAAGTGATACTGGATTATTTTTGAAGATACCAACACCTAGGCCTGATTTGATTTTGTATTCAGATTGACCTGAAGTCGCTGGAGTATTTCCAACAACCATAGTCGTTCTTAAACCAAAACCTACTGTACTTGCATTTGCCATAGTATTTGTTTCCTTTTTATGTACCTGCCTGTGAAGGCTTCCGGTACGGTTTATTGTTAATTTGTTGGGTAGGAATTACTAAATAATTAGCTTTTCTTTGTACCACCAAAAGTTACACGGGATTGAGAATCACTGCTGAAACTCATTCCTGATTGCTTTTCCTTCATAAGATCGTTATTGATTGCTTCATCTTTATCTCTAGTTTGCTTATTATAATAAGCTTCTATTTGAAGCGCGATCTCTTCTGGTATCCTTGCGAGCAAAAGGCCTCCTACTTGTATAACTCCTGCGTATTTACCGTCGTTAGACGTTGGATAATCAGAATCCGGATATTCATCAGATCTAACTAATTCATATCCTTCTCTTAATGATGCTGCTACATTTTTTGTATCATTGTATCCTAATGTTTCAGCTCTTATCCATCTGTGCCTATAACCGTCTGGCGCAGGGGGTGCATCAAGTGATGAGGGTGGAGTCCATACTTTTTTATGAGAAGTTTTTTCTCTAGTTTGACTCGCACGTGAAGTTTTTATTTTATCGTTTTCCATATGCTTATACTCCTTCCGTGATTTTTAATTGTTTTGCATAATCTTCTAATGGCACGCCTAATCTTTTAGCAATTGCTACCTGTGATGGCGAGAGTTTCACAGTCTTTTTGCGTCCTTGTGGGGCTGAACGTTTGGCCGAAGCTACATTTTGAGCAGGTTTTGCTCTTTCTGTAGTTGTACCATCCATCTTATCAAATTTCTGCGGAAATTCAAGTCTTATTCTTTTATCAACTTCTGCGTAGTATTCGTCAGATTTAGGATCATATCCTTCTTTTTCTACCAATGTTTTATGGATATCAAAAGCCGTATAAGTCATAGCTGAATCATTACCAAACCAACTATTACTAGCTGCCCAATCTTCTGCTTTTTCATCAGTTTGTGGACGTACGTTTGGTTGATAAGCTTGTCTTTGAGGTGTGATATTAACCTTTTTAGGTGCTTCTTCTTCCATAGCTTTAAGTGAAGATAGTCTAATTGCATCAGCATTTAATCTTGCGATTTGTTCCTGTGCAGCTACTTGACCATCAACATCTCCTGCTTCAATAGATGTTTTTAAAGCTTGTCTTGCAGCAGTCATATTTGTTGTGACTCTACTTTCAAACTCTGAAACATAAGATTTATCAAGTTTAGAAAATCTAGTTTCTAAAGCTTCTTTATCTCTTTTTACTGATTCAGCAAATGTCAAAGCTTCTTCTCTTTGTCTTTCAGCTTCTCTCATTTTACGAGTAAGTTTAGAAATTCTTTTTTGAACTCCATCACTATATTCTTTTAACTCATCTTTTTTTTCTTCTGTTTTAGTTTCAACAGGTTGTTCTACCTGTTCAACTTCAACTTGTTCTTCTGCAGGTGCTTCGACTTTTTCCGGTTCACCTTTATCATCTAAATTAATTTCTGCGCCAGTTGTTTCACCAACGTCAATTAAATCATCAGACACTTTTTTGTTTTCTTCTTGCATAGTTCCTTCCTATGTTAAATGTAATGAAGAATCGATTCTGGATCACTTATCGTACCCAAAACTTCATCATCGTTTAGTAGTCGCACTTCTCCGCCTTCAATTGGTAATCTTGAACCCGCATAACGAGCAAAGATAACCCAATCTCCTTTTTTGCACCAAGGTTCATTATACTTATCTTTATCCTTGTATGCTAAATCTCCTAGTTCCAAAACATAACCACATGTTGTTGAAATTCTAGCTTTATCTAATTGTTCTTGTGAAAATAAAATACCACCTTTAGTTTTTTCTTTTGGTGTAAAAGGTAAAACTAAAATTCTAAACCCAACAGGTTTAGGTAATTCTTTAACTGTCTCTCTGATATTATCAGAGTGTAGTCTTTTTGCGTGGGGTTCTTGTTTTGCTTCTTCTTTATACTTTTCTTCTAAAGCATTAATGTGTTTCGGAGTTTCCGTCTTTTTTGGTTCCGATGTCGATAACGTTTCCTTGCTCATCTTTTTGCTCCTTATGGTTTAGCAGGTTAGAGATTTCCTGTAGCATTAATCTGTAGGCATGTGCCTGTCCTAACATATACTTGTATTTTTCCATGCTGTCAACATTTCCCGACATCATCGCCGTTGATATATTTTCAAGCGTGTTTTTTGTAATTTTTTTTAACTTGTCAATTATTAATAGATCGTCCATTATTCTTCTCCTTTGTAAGGTTCTAGTGTTTCTAATTTTTCTTTAGCAGTTGCTATTTTTTCAAATAGTTTATCCATTTCATCAAGGTGTTGAGGATGTTCTCCAATACCTACTGAATGATCTAGATATATTTCTAATGTTGCTTCTGCTTCTGCGATTTGGGCTTCGTATCTTTTTACTAGTGCTTCAATTAACATTTCCACCTTTTTCTAGCCTGACGTAGTCTAGAATTAGGATCTTTCGCTGCATTTGGGAATTTTTTCATTTGACCTGCGCTTCTTGCACAGTACGACTTACGTCGGTTTGCAGCTTTTGACCCTTTTTTCACTTTACCAGTCACGGCTGTTTTTAGTTTAGAACCGGGATTTTTTCTTCTATAGGAAGCGACACCGGCTCGAGTCATTCCTGCTCCAGACTTTGTAGGTCTGAAATTCTTTTTATTTCTTGCAGGCATATTATCCTGTTTTCTCATTATACTAAACCTCCCATACTCATTTTTTTTCTTTTTGCAAATGTTGCAACGTTTGTAGGTTTTCCACCTGGATTACCGGCTGCTCTTTTTCTGCTGACAGCAGATGCCTTTTGACCTTTTGTCATCCGTGTGGCTTTTGCAAGTGGTACGCATTTCGGGTATTTTCTTTTTGAACCTTTGGCAGATTTTCTTCCACAAGGTTGATATTTGCCATCCTTCTTTGGAGCTCCAATATCTACCCATTTTTGATCTACCCATTTTTTTAAATCGCCCATTAGACCATTCTAGTTTTTTTACGCTTGTCGGACATTACTTTGCCACAACCTCTAGCGATGAAGCCACCATCTTTAGCTTTTACTTTTCCTTTACAAACTTTAGATGCATACATGTTTGCGTATGCTGAAGGATAAACATCGAATTTTCTCTTCGCCGCAGCTTTACCTTTTGGACAAAGTTTAGCCATTATTTTTTAAGTTCTCTAACTATTCTTTTTTTTTCTTGTTTAAGATTTTTTTTACCTTTTGAAGTTTTTGCTTTTTCAGCATCAACTCTACCAAGTTCTTCAAGTCTGTTCATTCTTTTAGTGTTAACATGACCACCTTTTTTCATGTAACCCATTTTGTTTCTAACTTTAGTTGGTAGTTTTTTTAAACCTTTTTTATCAGCGGGTACAGCTTTAAGCATACCACCATCTTTTTTACCAGGTTTCATTGGTTTAGGTTTCATTTGTTGACCATATCTATCTGTAGGTTTAGGTCTTAAAACACCTGGACCTTTAGGTTTGATTACTTTACCACCTTTTTTCATAGCGCCTCTGTCCATAAGTTCAGTAGGTACTCTTTTAGATCTCATGTTTACACCTTGTCCACGTGAATACATCATTTCTCCAGATCTGCCGCCCATACCGCCGCCAGCTCTTTTTACTCTATCTGCTCCTCTTGGTTGAGCAACTTGTGTGTTATATCTTCTATTTGCCATTATTTTTTTCCTCCTTTAAATATTTGAGTTCCCTTAATACCAAAAATACTTGCAACTACAAGTATCCATAAATTAGTGAACCATTTTGGCAGGTTACTAAAATGTTCAAAGAATGTATTTACCTTGTCCATCGCAGTTGGGTCGTCCGATATCACTGCCCATGCCAGAACAATAATCGGTGCGCTCAATATTCCGAGCACGAATTCGTCTTTATAATCGTTTTGTCTCGCTTCTAAAAGTTTACCTTGGTAAGCTTCTTCACCACGAGCTTGTTTTTCTGCATGCAATAATTGTGCATCAGACATTGCTACTTTTGCCTTCTGTCGGTTTGCGTAAATTTTACTTCCCGCAGAAACGGCTAATTTAATTGCCGAGAACCACATATTAGTACCAAGTAGCTTTTACTGGTTTTTTATCAGCTCTCATTCTTCTTGTTCCTTTAACATCTACTGTTTGTGATGTTGATGGATCAGTAGCTTCGATAGTAACACCACCTGTTTGGTAACCATCTTTGCCAACGCCAAGTTCTTTTTCGATCTTAACGTCTTTGTTCATGAATGTTGAACCTCTTTGCCAATCTTTACTCATATTTATCTCCTTGTATTAATTATATCTATTTTTTTCCGAAATTTCTACCAAAATCGTGAATTTTACTCTTGTCTGCCATGCCTTGTTTAGCTAATGACACACTTGCTCTTAATTTTGCTAGTTTTTCATTTTGAACAAGCTTATCTTCTTGATTTTCTTGATTCATAAGTGCTTTTGCAGTGTCTAAATCAATTCTCTCTTGATCATCTTTAGCTTTTCTCTCATTTTCTTTAGCTCTTAAGTCAACTTCTCTTGCTTTTAACTTAATTAATGGATCACCACTGTACTCACCCATAATTTTTTGTTCTTCATCCATATATTCTTTAGTCATTTCAGCAATCAATTGTGCTTTTCTTGCATTAATCTTATTTGTTAGTGCTTGAGCTTGCGCAATCAACTGTGGGTTCTGTGGATTTTGTTGTAACATCATTTGCATTTGTTGTGCTTGCATTAATTCTTGAGAAAATTCTAATTGAATCTGTTCTTGAGCCATTAAACTAATTCTCTCTAGAATATTTTTCTGTAGTGCAGCCATAACAGATGGTGAATTTTGTACCATATTAGATTGCATAAAATTTAAGTGTGAATCAATGTGTGCTTTGTGATCTTGACCTGGAAAAGCTTGAAAAGGTTTCATACCCATTGCAGCAATTTCTTCTAACGATGGATCTAAAGGCGTTGGTTGTGCTGGTGGTGGTAAAATTGCATTTATATTTTTAACACCGATTGCATCATACATAGATCTGTATGCTTGATATAGATCGTGTATTTGTGGATTAGTTTGAGCTAGTTGTAATTGTGTTTGAGCCATAGATATTCTTTGTGTTTGAGAAAATATGTTTGGATCAGCAACTGGAATAATATCTATTCTATCATCAAAGTCTTGAACTTTAATATTTCTTGTAGCTCCAACAACATCGTATGGATATACAGCTGGTAAATAAGTTTTAAAAACTTCTGCTAATAATTTAAATTCTTGTTTTAGACCAACGTATAATCTTTTGTGAATCGCTGACATTACACGTGAACCACGTTCCAATAATGCTACTGTGGTTCCCACGGCAGCTTGTTGATTCATATCGCCTACTTGTGAGTCTGCGATAGACGCGAAGCGTTGGCCTGCTTGAACAACTATACCCATTAATGAAAGTAATGTTTGATCTGGTCCTTTAAATGGTAATTGCATAAACTGATCTCTGATGTTTCCACCAGGTGCATCAACATCTCTAAACTCTCCAGGTTGTAAAGGTTGTGCATCATCTCTAATTCTTAATCCTCTAGTTTTAAAACCAGCTGGTAAGTTAGCTAATGTACCTGCATCTAATAATTGTCTTAAAGCTGCAGTTGCAGTTCTAGTTAAACCACCAATCATGTGAATTAAACCAAAACCATAAAAACCAGTTCCAGGTAAAAATTTAAATTGCACAAAGTAATCTATTTTCTTTTTCATTGGATCTGTTGCTTGATAGTTTCTTCTAATTGATAAAACAGTTTGATTGTTTTCTGCAAACGTTACAATGTAAGGTAATTTAATTCCTGTAGGTTCACCATCTTGATTAACATCTTCATAACCTTCTAAATCTAAATTAGTGTGCATTTCAAAAAGTGTATACTGATCTTCTTGACCATCTTTTGTAATACCTTCTAGTTCTAATTTTTTATCTGATAATTCATTTGATGTTACAGGAGGTTCTCCTAATTCTACATCTCTATAAAAACCTGCAACTTGTTGTTTTCTTAATTCGTTAGCAGAAATTTTAATAACATGTACGATAGCATCTGTGTCATCTAATGATGTTGCTGAATAAGGTACAATTAAATCTTCTGCCGGTACAAATTTAGATACGGCTCTACCTAAAAGATCGTCATAATAAACTTTCTTAAAAGTAGAACCGGACAGGGGTAGATAGAAAAGCATTTGATCAAACTCTGGTTCGTATTCTTTCATCTTATCCATAAGTTGATAATTCATAAAATTTTTAACACGTTTAGATTGTTCTTCTTTTTCAACATTGATAGCACCTAAAATTTGTGTTCTTACTGGACCGTCACTTGGTAATAATTCTTTGTAAGCTGTTGCTTGAAATTGTGTAACCGCTTCAGCTAGTACAGGGTGATTAACACCTGATGCACCTTTGAAGGGTTCTGTTCTTCTCTCGTATTTGAAACCTAATAATTCTAAACCTTCTCTATAAGATTGTTCCCAATCTGCTCTTGATTCTTTGTACTCTGTGTATTGATCAAAAAGAGTTGAACCTAAAGATTCTAACTCACCATCAGACATGTCTTCTGCTAAATTTGCAAAGTGACCTTCTGTGCTTCTATCTGTACTAGTTGTAGGATCAAAAGTAACTTCTGCTCCTCCAGTTTCATCCATAACAACTTCACTTGTGTCTGTTGTAATAACTTCTTCTGAACCGGGAACAGCTACTTCTTTTTCTTGAAACTCTGTATCTTTAACTTCCTCAACTGTATTGGGTAATGACTTATCTATACTATCTACCATATTCTCTATCCTATTATTAAATTACACCTTTTGGTGGGACTATACCCATAATTCCGTCAGATGTAAAGTCGGGTTTAACAGGTTTAGTTATTCCTCTTTGTCTAAAAAATTCTTCTCTTTCTCTTTCAATATCTTCTTTAGTTCTTGGTATCTCTACATCATCAGTAAATGTTGGCATTCTTTGATCAAATTGTATGTTTGCTATATTGTAATCTCTAACCTCTTTTGGTGTTGCTTCTACTCTCTCTTCTGAAAATTTATCTGCAAAATCTAAAGTATATGGAGTTTCAAACTTTCTATCCTCTGTCCCTCTTAATTTATCGACACCATATTTTCCAGCTCCATATAAAATACCTGGTAAATTTAAAGTATCTTGAACAACTTTAGCTGCCGTTGTTGTGGCTACATCTTTACCTGATAGTCCTTTTCCAAATTGTTCGGAGGCATCTAAAGCTACCAATGGAGCTGTAGCAACTCCTAATCCTTTAGCACCTTTTGCTACAGCACCAAAAACTTTTTTAACACTTTCTGGTATTTGAATATCTAAAGCTGAAAAATCAATTGCTCCTGCAAAACTAGGTACAGTTATCCCTTTACTTTTGTTGTTTACAAACCTTTTAAAATTATCATAATTTTTTCCAGATATAATTGCAGTTTCTGGTTTTACGTTTCCTAAACCTTTAATTTTATTTTTTCCAAAACTTTTAAAATAAGCATTACTGTGTTTAATATTTTTATCTATATCTTTTAATAAATCTACATCTGTTTTTATATCTTTTATAAAAGGAGTGGTGTCGGTAATACTAATTATATTTCCAAATTTAAATTTAACAGGATTTAAATAACCTTTTGTTCTTTTATTAAAATCTTTATTAAGTTTTTCTATATCTTTTTTATATAGTTTTTTTTCTTCTAAAGTTCCTAAATTATAACCATCAACAAGTTTCATTAATGGAGCATCATAATTATAAAACTTAACTTGATTAAATCTTCCTGGAACATATGTGGCTCTTCCTAAATTTTTTAAATCATAATTAAAACCATCAGAGTATTGTAACCCTTGTGCTAGCCTATGTTCCAATTGAAGAGGACCTGATTTAGAATATTTAGTAAATAAGTTGGGAACTTTTAATTTAACTTGTTGCAAAATTCTATTTTTATTATCCTTTATCCTAGTTAAAGTTTCTTGATAAACCACTCTAGTTTTTGAATCAAGTTTAGGATCTAATAAAGCTTTTGTTATTTTATCTTCCGTGGATTGAATAAACATATATGATTTTAATTCATTTTTTAAATTAAATAAATTTTTTTCAAAAAAAGATTTTGATACTCCTCCTTTTTTACCTTGATTTAAAGTGGTGTCTTGTAAAAACTTTCTCATTATTTTTCTCTCTGCTTCACTAGGATCAAATGTAGGATTTTTAGGATCTTGAGTAAAAAATTTAGTCAACAAAGTAGATACATTTTTAAAATTAGGATTATTACTCTTAAAAGCTTCAACACCTATTATTTGTCTTAACACAGGTGCTCTTTCTGAAAGTTTTTTCTTTCCTATTTTATTTCCTTCAATTTCATAATCTCTTTGTAATTGAAAAGTTTTTGTTTTGTTATCAAAAAAAATATCACCTTGTTTTTTTTGTGTATATTCAGGTTTATTAAAATCTTTGTAAAGTTGTTGTTCTATTTGTTTTACTGTTTTATATTTAGGGTCATTTACAAGTTGTTTAATTTTGTCTATTAAAGTTTGTGTATTTTGTTGTTTAGTACTTTTTCTATCTTCTATAGTTTTTGCAAGAGTTTCTTTTGGGCTTCCAACTTTTTTAAGTTCTTTTTTATATGTAATTTTCGATTTTTCTATATAATCTTTTGCTGCTTTAATACCTTGTTTATTTTTATTAAATTCTTTAGTTTCTAAAACAGGTCTATTTCCTTCTGCATCCGTTGTTTCTCTTATTTGAACTTTAAATCTATTTGGTCTATTATACTTTCCTCCACCAAGACTTACGACATTAATTCCTGCTATATTAGATTTTGGTAATGCTAAACCACCATTGTCATAACCCGGTCTTAATCGCGTAAGTATATCTGTGAATAAAGTTTCGTCGGCCATTACACTCTGCCCATTCTTTCACCTGAACTTCTACCTACTTTTGATTCATGCGCTGCAGCTTGAGACTGATAAGAATTTGAACCGCTCTCTCTTGCTATAGATTCATTTATTTTTCTTTGTAATTCTTTTTCTCTTGCTTCTTTTGCTTTTTGTATAATATCTAAAGCAAAGTCTTGTCCTTTTGCCAAAACTTTTTTAGCATTTAAAAATGGAGAAACTTTTGTATAAAAATTACCTATACCTTGCATAAATCCTTTTACACCACCTGGGTTTAATGCATCTATTTCGTCTTGCACATCAGGGTCATTAAAATTATTTCCGTATGGACCAAATCCATATTGATCTGCTACTGTTAATCCTTTATCAATAGTAGTTATTCCTCCACCACCATCACCAGATTCTGAAAGAGGTATGATAGGTTTAATCGGATTGATCGGAGCAATAGTTGAAGTTGTTGATTGAGTAGTTGTATTAGTTTGTGGTGTTGTCGTTGTTGTTTGTTGTGTAAATAAATCTAGGTAATCTTGTTTGTTAGGATACTGTGCTTGAAGTGTAGGGTTGTTATCATAAGTATCACTTATATTAGTCATACCTCCTGTTGCTAAACTTATAATACCATCTGATCTTTTTGGTCTTGGCATTTTATCTAAAATAATTTCTTCTTCAGAAAGGTTAGGATAATTTCTTGGTTTTGGCATTTTGTTTAAAAAACGTTCTTTACTTTCACCTTCACCAATATCTTCATCATCTACGTTATCATTATGTTTTCTTTTCTTTTTAACTTTTCCACCATCTCTCATCGCATCAGGATCACCTTTGTAATCTTTTAATTTTTCACCTAAAGATTTTTCTGGTTTATTCATTTTTTCCTGTAATCTTTTTGCAGAAGCTTTGTTCTCTGCCATAATTCTTTTTATGTTTTCTTCTTGTGTAAGTTTAGGATCAACAGCAGGTTTTCTTTTTGTAGTTTTAGGAGCTTGACCTACTTTAATTGTACCTTTTCTAATAAGCTCATCAAGCTCTTTGCCTTTTTTAGCCATTTGTCTTTTGAACAAATCTCCTAATCCTCTTGTTGTTTGAATACCACCTTTCATTTCTATTTTAGGAGGTTGTGGTCTAGCTTTAGTCCAATCTGTAATTCTCTCTTTTGGAAACTGTAGAATTTTACCTTTTGTAGAATCGATAACTTTCTGTCTTGCTTTCATCTTTAACTTCAACATATCAAGACCTTTAGGCAAATAGCCTTTAGTAGCTTTGTATGTTCTGATTAGTAAATTTAATGCTTGTAAATATCCCATTAG